AGTGGTCTAGGTGAGGTTGCTCTGATCAATGTGACCCCAGAGTCTGGCACTATCCTAGCTAGATTTGAAGCATCTGGATCTACCGAGGTTAGAACTCAGAATGCCATCCTCTACACCGTAGCCCTAAACGCAGCTAGTGGTGTTGATGACGTAAGCTCTGTCGTGACCGGTCTCAAGATACAGGGATATGAACCAGGAGCGGACGCTACCTGGACTCAGACTGCTGGCGCTGGCGCGATTGATAATCGTCTTCTATTACAAGATCGTAATGTAAGCAATCTTGTTCATGACTTCTTCATCGGACTTTCGGCATCACCGGAAGCGGCGGGGCAGCGGAGTGACTTTGGACTTTTTATGGTCATAGAGTTCCTTTAATGCAAAATGGGGTCTATCAGATCCAACACTTAAAAACAGGTAAGTGTTATATTGGCAGTGCTGCTGGTAAGGGATTTAATATAAGATTGCTGGTAGTAGACTTGGAGTCAAAACATCCGATTTGACAAAGGATAGGATTCGTCGTGCAAAACTTGGTATCAGGGCGTCTCTCGAAACTAGAGCCAAAATGAGTTCTAATAATACTGGGTCTAAAAACCCACGCGCACTGTTGGATGAGTCGAGGGTTAGTAAAATAAAGGATATGCTTGTTGGTGGAATGAACGAACATGAGATTGCATCAATATTCGGTGTTAGTATTCATGTCATTAAACGAATCAAGTATGGGAAAAGTTGGAGTGGTATAACAATAAAAGGATGGGACACATATGAAAGACTATCGAGATGTGATAAAAGAGACGCCGTATAATTTAGCAACTAGAATAGAAGAGTGTCCGTTATGGAGATTTTGGGTTGTTTTTCTTAGTTGTGGAATTGAAGTTTATCAAACGCTTGAGGACCCCTCGCTAGAGGAGCCAAACCCATGGCTTCGTCTAAAACGATACTGTGTAGACAATGACTGCAAAATAATTGGCATGTCGTTTGCTAGACAGGATCTTAACCCAGTCGCCCAAATCAACTTGACATCTCAGGCGGATGGCTACTTCTATAGCAAGCGCGTCCGCAGAATGATGTCGCAGAACCCACACTTCGCCAACTATCAGGATGAGGCTCAGGGGTTTGGTGAACTACACGGCGAGACCCTTACGATTCATTGGGTTGATTCGCACCATGGAAGGGTGACTACCGAAAACCGTGACTTTAGTAAGAACGCAAAGCACTCTGGAAGGCTAGGACTAATCAGCTAACATGGCAAACTTCAATATCACAGGCCAACAGATAAACGTTGAGGGGCTCGGTCTAGGTGACTGTCAGCCTATCATAATGTTTCCATCTGGTCAGATCCCGGCAGGAGCGCCAGGACGTGATCTTGAAGCGGCGTTGATTCAGATCAATGCAACGTTTGGATTCAACACGACTCCTCACTCGTTCAACACCACGTGGGTGCCAACCCGTGACGACCCGAAGGCGTTCCATGGCGCTAGTGGTCAAGCTCCCGCACCCGGCAGCATCATCGGCTTTACGGTTGGAGAGTTCCTAGCTAGCGGTGAGATCACTCACTCTGAGTATAGCGCTAACTCGCAGGGCTCAATCATCCAAGTAAACATCCGTGACAACCGTCGTTGTCTAGATGCCATTAAGCTAATTACAGAAGACCTAGGAAACAACCCTGGGTCGGGCTCGGTCTCTGTAGCTCGTGGAGTTCGCATCACGAAGGGGTTCACTAATATTGACGGGAATGTCTCAGAGCCGCTATTCAGAGAGTATCGCCTTGTCCTTGAGCAAGGCTGCACATACCCTCAGATCTTGGATGCGATTCAGCTTGCAATCGACGAGGGCGAGATTCTTTTCGACCTTGATAAAATCCCATCTAAAGAAGACCTTGAGGCTAACTTGGGCGGTGACGCATCAGCCGTTAGGTTTAACTTTGATGGAACGCCACTAACAGAAGCCCTCACTCGTATTCTAGAAGCCACTGCGTATGACTGGTATTGGAGTATGTCCGAGCAGAAGGTTCGTCTAGTCAATAGAAAGGTTGCATTCGACCTACGTGAGGATGAGCTACTCAACATCGTAGCAGGTTTAGGGTCCGTAAGTGGTCTAGAGCAAACGGTTAGCTTGCAGTATGGTGATGACTTAGTTACCCAACCACGTCGCGTTCGTCTACTTGGTGCTCACCAAGAAGGTTGGCTCAACTCTCCGCTACTAGGTGGAATTGATGGAGTGCCAGCACCTGAGTCTGGAGTTGTTTTTCAGCCAGCTTGGCCTAATTTTTCAGTTCAGTTTACAGATGCTGTTGGTATTCTGCGTGGCTACAAGCCAAGCGATCTAGAACTACAGGCTGCCCTAAAGGGGATCGAGCATTGGACATACTTCAAAAAGTATCAGACTAACGCAGCGGACATTAGTCTTACGTCACCGGGTTTTGGTCAGCCAATTGATGCCGGTAGTATTGCCGCGCAACATCCTGACTTCGAAAGTCGATATGATCCAGCGCAGCCGATTGCTGCACTTGGCGGTAACGAGTCTGGTCAGATCCGTCTTATCAATAACCGCCGCGACGCTAATCAGAACTGGGTCCTTAATTTCTACAACCGTGTCCGTGACCATGCGACACGCTTCTTTGGTCGTGCCTATATCGCTTCTGGTATTCTAGTCAATGCAGCTTCGGGTGCATTCAAATTAGCCAATGCAGCATGGGGTAATGTAGAGAACCAGATGGAGGGACAAGGCATCTCAACAGGTGGTTCTAGTGGTCTCTTCGTAAACAACTATGAGATCAACCGTGACCTAAGTCCACTTTCGCCATTCAAAGGAACCGACGATAAGATTTCTGCATACTGTGTTCTTCCTTCCGGAACGGTTTATGGTCCAGAAGGCGAGGATGCACCAGCGGGATTCGGTCAATGGACCGAGGACTATAATATTGGCAACACGACTGCTGATTCAGGTCGTCGGACTCGCACCGGAGAGCACTATATTCCTATCACCTTGACGGAAGTAGGCCAGCTAACTATTGATCCACGTGACCCACTAAGGGCGTTTGAAGAATACCCAGAAGGCACACTCCTAGCTGAGATCCCTATTATTGCAGGCACTGGATCGAGTGAGAACTTTACGTTCCGCAACCTAGTAACGCTAACTGAAGACGCGCTAGAGTCATCTGGTTCTGGTATCGTAGATTTCGTTGATCCGGGTATCCTTATCGATCCATACATCAGGTTGGATGGTGTCGCGATCCCAGTAGAGTTTACTGAGAGATACGGCATGTCGTTTCCACAGGCGTGGGTAAGTGGGGAACTAGCTACACCATGTGATTCAGAGTCGATCGTCATTGATGATCAGTTTGGCCCATGGAACTTCCCACCACAAGGTCGCACAACGTCTATCCAGCTTATGGAAGATCGTGCGTTCCGTCGTCTTCAGGGACTGATTGCTCCAGCGGCTAACTCTCAGTTCTCTGCAATTGAACTAGTTGGACTTCCTAAGATTTCCTTTGACTCATTTTCCAACTCTTCACCTAACGCAAGTGGGATTATTGGTGTTCGCAACCATGGTATCACCGAGGTAAACTTCACTCTTGGAACTGCTGGTATTAGAAGCAACTATCGTATTGCTAGTTTCTTTGCTGAATTTGGCAAGGATGCACCACTTGGTGAGCGTCAGCGCTCGATCTTAAATGGCATCATCACACCAATCAACTTCGACATAGCCAGCCCCTTAGCCCCAGGCACGCGTAGCCGTGCGCGCCCCCAGCCGCCTAACATCATTGGTGCGCCACGAGGTAAGGGTGAGACCATTCGCAAGGCAACAATCAATGAAGTCAACTTTGCGCTAACATTCTCCAACACTCCAGACGCGGGAACACAAGAAAGGTATCGTGGTATAACCGCACAAGACTATACCGTTCCTGCGAAGTCTCCCGGCAGCTCTGATCCAAACTTTGAGACTGGTGCTGGTCGTGGTGGCTCCGTCTGTGTAGACGGATTCTTAAATGTCGGTGACGAAGCGCTCTATCACGTAAACGAGCTTAGGCTTCCGGGGCAGGGGCGCGAAATTCAACGTTACTGGACTGGTGGGCGTCCATTCTCTAATGGCACGGTTGTGTTTGTCAGTGGCGTAGGAACGTCTTCTAACACGTTTGATGTGGCTCTACTGGACACCGATCCTGTTCGTCGTCTCGTTAACGTTCCGCTTCTCAACGGCGCGGTTAATCTTGGAGACCTCACCACCCTTGCCTCGCAAGCAAGTAATGGAACCCCCAGAGTCCTAGAGCGCCCAGGTGCAACGCTTGAGACTCCTGGCGTATTCCTAAACCCTGGTGGTAACTCTTCAACCCCAGTGCAGGTTACGGCTATAACTAATGTGGGGACATCTGGTGCTATAGTGACAGTGCAGGGTCTTACGGATAACGGTAATCTAGATCAGAGCGCTATTCCAGAGGGCGACGTGACGCCGTTCCCAAACCCGGAGTTCATAATCGTAGGTGACAAGGGGATCTTAATGACCGCCGAGGTCTTAAGCACAAACCCCACCACTCCAGGCGATGGCTCTACAAGGGTTGGGAGCTTCTTTGTTTCGAATAGACAGAACTTCCTGAGATTTAGCTAAAAGCCAAACTTAAGAAAAGACGCACGAAACTCTCTTCTCGACACATAATTGTGTAGAGAGGAACCATGACAGCTAAGAAATATGCCAGCCCGTCTACGTCAGAAGTCGCACACGACCTGCCAAACTTCGTCGTAGAAGCCATCCTGATGAATAGGCATGGAGCGCTACCCGAAGGCGGCTGGAGAAAGGACGGTCCATTCGCGAAGGAATGGGGTCAACTGCTCACCAAGGTAAGGCGCGTGAGCAAGCTCGGTGTGGAGGTAGAGCAACTGGCATGGTTCGTCCAATTCTACAAGGTGACCGACCTGGACTATAAGGAGTTTGGCCTACTTAAGTGGAAGGTCAAGAACTACTTTAAGTGGTGTAACGTCGATAAGTTTGTAGCTTACTACACTGCTCTTCACTCAACCCTAGTAAGGGAGAGTAGTAACTACGTAGAAGAGACCTCTGGTTACAAGATGAAGACTGGTAGTAGTAATCGCAAGAAGAGCCTAAGTGACATCTTACAGGAGCTAGAGAGTGGAACAACCAACTGAGGAACCGAACGTGACAGAATCGAATGAAGGGAATAGTGACTCAAAAGAAGACAAGGTCTTTATGCGTTCACTGAAGAAGCAGTTTGAGGATACTCAGTTTCACTCTGGTGATCAGTTAGAGCTACCAATTGGTAACTCCACTGGGTCACTTAGCCTGGACATCAACCTACAGGTGCCATGCTACCAAGGTGGCATCATCGAGATCTTCAGTAACTCAGGCGCTGGTAAGACGACGCTCGTGCTGTCCATCCTGGCAGAGGCTGCAAAGAGGGGCAAGAAGGTTCTATTCATTGACCAAGAGCAGGCGCTACAGCCCACGCTGGTTGATTCGTTCCCCATACTACGAGACCCCGGAGTCCTAGAGGTTATTACAGCACCGACAGGTGAAGACGCGCTAAGGCTAGCAGAGCTTTGGGCGCTGCAATATCCTGGGTCAGTCATCGCTATTGACTCTGTAGATGCACTACTCCCAGAACAGACAGACTCTAAGGGGATCGGAGAGACCGATGTTGGAACTCTGCCTAAGCTTATGAGTGCTGGATGTCGCAAGCTACAAGCTGCGGTCGGCAGGGCTAAGAGCACGATCATCTTTCTGAACCAGCAACGCACCAACATTGGCGCATACGGCGACCCGGACACCACTAGTGGTGGTCGCGCACTCCCCTTCTATGCAGCGCAGCGAATCAAGCTGATGGACATCACTAAGGCGACTCGTATCATGGGCGAGGATGGTGACCAGATCGGGCACACTGTTCGATTCAAGATCATCAAGAATAAGGTTGCTCCACCTTTCGTGAGCGGTGAGTTTCCCCTCATCTACGGCAAGGGTATCGATATCTGTGAAGAGCTTGTGACGATGGCGGGCGACCTTGGTGTGCTTGAGAAGGACGGCAAATACTTCATGCTACCGAACGCAAAGGGTGAGCTTGTAAAGAGACCTCACAAGACCACAGTGGAGATCATGCGCGGTGACATAAACCTATTCATGTCTACTCTAAATGAACTGAAGGGACTTTACCCAGAGACATTCGGTGAGCAAGGGAGCTAAGGCACTGCTAGAGATTGTGAAACTGATCTATCCAAACCAACGGATAGAGCTAGAACATAACGTTGCTATACGCGGCGGGTTGTTCATTGACATATATCTACCTAGGTTTAAGATCGGATTTGAGTATGATGGAGAATTCCACTTCTCATATAATGAACACTTCCATGGTAGTAAAGAGAACTTCATTAAGGCGAAGCGACGCGACGCCAACAAAGACCAGCGATGCGAGGAAGAGGAAATAACTTTGATTCGAGTAGCATACAACGAAGAAATGACCAAGGACTTAGTCCTGTCTAAACTAGAGGAAGCCACTAATGGGTAATATCGCCGCTGAGTTCACGTTCATTGCAGGTCTATGCAAGAACCCAGATGTCTACTTCAACATTCAGCAGCATGTCTCAGTAGATGACTTCTCAACGAAGGCACATCAGAAGCTCTTTATCGTCCTTCAGCGTTTTTTGATGAACGCCACTGGAGATCTGACAGTTACTCGTGCGGGTCTCTTAGCGGAAGCAAGTGCCCTAGGCTTCAAGGACTTCCTTGAGGTTATGCGGGATGGAGAACTACTCGACGCTTGTTTCGAGCATGAGGCGTCTGCGGCTGATACGGGTCGATCCTTCTTGCAAGTAAAGCGTGAAACGGTGAAGGGCAGCTATCAGGGTATGCTCAAGCAACTAGGAAAGTATCTAGAGGACACTTCTGATGATACTAGCGACATGATCGGCAGGGTCGATAACTCGCTAATGACACTATCGAACAAGCTTCAGGGCGTGGTAGATGACGAGATCATTCACCTACCAGAACGAGCCCTAGAGATCATTGAGGACTTGGCGGATCACCCAGGTGAGCTTGGTGTGGATATCGGATTTCCAGTTTGGCAGCGTGCCGTCGGTGGACTTCGTAATGGTAGTGTGACGTTTGTGGCGGCTACGGCTAAGGCTGGCAAGTCTCAAATTGGGGCTCGTGCAGCAGTTGAGCTATCTCGCCACATGCCTGTGCTATACTGTGACAGTGAGCTGAATGAGATCGCACAATCAGTTCGCTCGTTTGGTATGCACGCAGAAATTAACTATGAGATCCTAGAGACTGGCTACTGGAAGTCTGATCCTTCTACTATCGTCAGAGACGGCTATGACAGGACATTTGCGACTCAGTGTCAGTTGGCTCGTCAGTTGGTTCAGGATGAGAATATCAGAGCAGAGTTTCAATCCAAGAAGCTTTACTACAAGAAGATGACGGGTATGACAGCGCGAGATATGCTGCCATTCCTACGTCGTTGGGTTATGCAACATGTCGGTCTCGATACTCAGACAAGGCAAGCACGCTGCTTGATCGTTTGGGACTATGTTAAGTTGGCTCGTATTGATGAAGTTAAGGCTATGGGTGTTGGGGCACACGATGTGCTTGGCGATACCTGCATGGCGCTTCATGACTTCGCAGAAGAGTTCAACCTACCAATCCTTGCGTTCGGTCAGACTAACCGTGCGATGGATAAAGACCTCGGTATGATTGCTGGTGCCAAGAAGATTGTTGAGCTAGTTGACTCGATCAGCCTATTCCACAAGAAGGACCCCGACGACATTGTAAAGGCTCCTAATGGCACACACGAAATGCACATCCTAGGAACACGATACGGTAAGGGCGTCAGCACTCATGTTGACATCTCAGCCGACCTGGGTATCGGCAAGTTCAAAGAGCTAGGTGTAGCTAAGTTCGCACCACCAGTATCTCAGCAGGTAGTCAAGCCCGCCGCTAGGGGCAAGGCACCATCAGTCGCTAATATACCACAAGCACCGACCCCGGGCACCCCAAAGACACAAACGCCATGACAACTTCACAGCCAATTACTGGCAAACTAAATAAGTCCAAGCTTGAGGGCATCCGTAGGCTCGCGCACAAGAACATGCGTATCATCATGAAGAAGCTCAACTTTAAGGGCTTCGACTATGGTAGTCG